TATACAAATATATCAAATATTAAAAAATATACAGACGAATACAAGAAAACACATAATAAACAATTGATGAGTGATATCGCCCGTATATATTATCAAGACATGACGCCTCGTTTAAAAGAGATTATGAAGGAAACATACGCTACATCTTATGTTGATAAGGAGAATAATATAAATCTTTTAATTCAAGAACCGATTTCTTTTGAAAATGTAGAATACACTTTAGGTGATACTGGAGTGATTAAAATGAAATTTGGAGTGTCCTCATCGGGTAAAAAAGATAAGTCTCGTAAATCACGACGCGGAGAACCTAAAAATATTTCAAGGAAAAAGGTTGTTATTGAAGAGGGTGAATCGTTATCTCTATAAGAAAAATTATCCCTATCTCTATAAAAATAATATTTTAATAATATATTAATATATAATAGAAATAATGTCAATAACAAAATATATATCGATTCCTGTATTTTTGTGTAGTTTAGCATTTGGTCTTTTTTTTGTCTATATTATGGGACCAGAATTAAAAGAGGTTTATATGTACCCAACTCCAGAAAATAGTGATTCTGTACAATACCGTGATAAGGCGGACAACTGTTACATCTATCAGGCAAATGAAGTCAAATGTCCTGCTGATAAATCAAAAATAAAATCAACGCCAATACAACGGTAAATCACAAACATGAATATTTTAGCGAATGGTTAAATAATAATCGTATGTAAATATATGTTGAGACTATCTAAATTTTTACATACCGAAAGTGGGAGAATATTAATGTCAATTATTTTAGGATTGGGTTTAGCCACATTATTTAGAACAGTTTGTAAAGGTAAAAACTGTGTCATTTACAAGGCACCGCCTATAGATGAAATCGACGATAATGTATATAAATTTGGAGATAAATGTTATACATATAAAAATGTTTCTACCAAATGCGACAAAAGTAAAAAAATAATAGATGATAAATAAATTCACGAATTTGCGTATCTTGTATGATTATAATAATCAAACTATATTATAATAATATGTCCGGGGATACCACAAGTATATTAGACTTGCCTACTGACCCTACGGGTGGCGGAACTATAGGAGGAAATGTATCGTTTTCCATTAATGAAAGAATTCCTGCTGCGGATGGTAACAATCAGTCCCCCCCCTCATCCGGAATGAGTTTAGACCAATCTACAATTAATCAATTAGTAAGCGGATTACAACATGCCAGCTCCACTGGTTTAACCCAATTACAATCAAGAGATATTCCAAGAAACACTGATGGTATTGTACAAGACCCTTCTATACAACCCAACTATATTCCTCCAACATCCATTGAATCGCAAGATTATATTAGGGATTACCAAGAAAACGAAGATATTATAGCCGAATATAATAAACAACATGAAAGAATGGGAACAATGGATCAAATGTACGATGAAATACAAACACCTTTATTGTTATGTATATTATATTTTTTGTTTCAATTACCTATTTTCAAAAGATTATTGTTCAAGTATTTGCCCTTTTTATTTTTTAAAGACGGAAATATAAATATATATGGGTATTTATTTACAAGTATTTTATTTGGTGTCATATATTATATATTATCAAAAACAACGACATTATTTAGCACATTTTAGAGTGTTTATTTAAGGTATCAAATTCCCAAAAATCTAAAAAAAGAACCCGCGTTTCTTTTGTCCGAGTGTTTTATTTTTTTTATTTTGTCGTCGTAATGTTTTTACGTATTTTTTTTTAAGTTTTCCATATTTTTTGGTTTTCACCTTTGCTATTTTTATATCGGCGGGTCTATAAGATAAAAACCATTCTTGAAATTCCTTACTACCTCGATGTTGTTTTAATTCTCGAAATTTTTGAGCCTTATCAGAACGTATTTCTTCAATTGTTTTTTGATGCCCATAACAATGAATATTAAATCTTTTTAAAAGAGCTTTTTGACTTAATCTATTTTTTTGTTGTAATTCAAATAAATAGTTTGCCATACACAAAATACGATCTACATTATAATATTTTTTTTCAGCATATACAAAAGCTAAATAATAACTCAACATGGTATCTATCGTAGCTATTTTTATTTTCTGCCCTCGAACCGTAATTTGATTATAACTATGGCAAGCGATTGGCTCATATACAAAAGCAATGGTATCTTTACCAATCATGATTTGATAATTTTTTGGAATAACATCACCGATCGCATCGTTTACTACAATACGCGCGTTATTTACATCTATATCTTTTAATCGCTCCACTACAATTTCAGCAGTTAACCCAGCATCTTCAGAAATGACATCAAAATCAGGGATTTTTTTGACTTGGTGATGTATTTCTTTTGGCATATATTTAGCATACATTGACATAGCATAACCTCCGAAAAATACAACAGATTGATTAATGAGTGTATTTTTTACATTATCATAAATTTGAGCTTCTTTTTTATCGTCATACATTTCTCTTTGAAAATCAATTTCGCTGCAATTTTTACTTTTAACAGGATAATGTTTATTTAACAAAGTGAGTCTTTTTAATATTTTTTCCCATCGGGATATGTCCCCCGCAGGACGACTCAATTCAAGATACATGGACATTCTTAAAAAATTGGCAGGCGCATATAAAATACCACCCACGCTAATACTTTCGCGTTTAATGCTTTTATATAATTCAACATGTAACAAGGTAATATCAGCAATTGGAAAAAAATTAACAAATACTTTATAAGTTCCGTGATGTACACCAGATTTGGTTTCAACCTCGACAAAACCTTCTTTAAAATACAAATCTGCCAATTCTTTGGCATCATTTAACGCATTTGAACTAAAAAAATCGTAATCTGGAATTTCTATATCCTTATCATAAAACTGATCTTGTTTAGGAAGTATATTATTAATTGCGGTTCCTCCGTAGCAAATAAGACTTTTTTTCTTGATAAAATTTTCTACAATTGTTAATATTTTATTAATATCAGGAGAATTAATTGCTTTTTTACGAACCTGGTGTTCCGCCTTATCCACTGCTGATCGTAAAATAACTAATTCGCAATCATCAAATGACATATTTTTATCGCATAGTTTATTCATATTTTCCTAGATATATTATCTAACATATGTAGAGATAATATATTTATATATTCGCCCATCCTCCACCAACTTAATCCCCAATCACTAAAATTCCCTTAAATATTAAAACTGTAATTTTTTGTTTTTACCGATCGAGGTTGATAACTAACCGCGGGATTTTGTTGTTTTGGTGCTGGAACAGTTACAGGTATATCACGTAAATTTTCTGGTTTTAATACAAAAGCACAACCAGCATCATTGAAAAACTTATTATTTTCTTGTAAATTCACGTCATTCAATTGATAACGCATGGAAATCATTTGGCAACCAGTTAATCTTGCTGCGACACCACTTGGGTTTGACGGGTTTGATCCTTTATCTGGCATCGCAATCGTCATATTTTTTTTATTGAAATTTTGTAATTCGGCTAGATCTGGGGTGTTTTTAATATCATAATTACGAAGAGCGCGCATAAATACTGAATTACTCAATATATTTACATATTCATATAGATCACGATTATCCATAAATGCTTTGTTACTATTGTCAATGATTAAAATAATTTTTTTGGATAAATCGAGCAATTTGGTATTTCCAAAATTGCTTTGTCTGTTTTCATAACTTGTTCCAGGTCCCATAAAATATTGATCGTAACTATCCAAAATATTTGCTAAATTTTGGAACATTTTTTGATTAGTACTTTTAATTCTTAAATGAATTAAGATGGGGTCATTTGGATTAGGTGCGCCAGTTGTTGAAAACGCATAACTTACAATTATTTTCATAGCATCAGCAAAAGGAACACTATTGTATGTTTCCTTAATATAATAACTATCACTTGTTGAAGTTGCGATAACTGGTTGGTCGTTAATTGAATATATTTCAAAGTCTAGACCTCTACATCCTTCTTTAAGAACATTTGTTAAATTACATGTATTTACATAATCATTCTTGTATGAACCACCACTACAACAATTATAAGCAGTTTTTATGTAATAATCTTTCAATGTATAATTTGAGTTGGGACTTTTTGAATTAACTGATTGTATTTTTCCATTTATTGTTCCATATAAATTATTCATATAATTACACTCAGAACTCATTAAATTTTTCATGTATAAATAATAAACAAAAAATGAAATGACAAGTATTACCATAACACCTCCAAACATATATGGGACAATATCATCACGTTGGAATATTTTTTTAAAATCTTTTATATTATCCATCTTTTAGTAGTATCTATTATATACTAATAAAAGTATTTTAAAATAATTTTAAAATTATTAAACTATTCAAAAATTAATAAAATTAATAAAAATATTTAAAATCAGTTAAATATAAATTTATTACTATAATATAATAGATAAATGAGTGGAGGATTAATACAATTGGTATCGGCAAGTAATCAAGATATTGTTTTAACAGGTAATCCAAGTAAAACATTTTTTAAATCGACATATCATAAATATACTAATTTTTCATTACAAAAATTTAGACTTGATTTTGAAGGAGCGCGAACCTTGCGTTTATCAGAAGAATCAAACTTTACATTTAAAGTAAAGCGTTATGCTGATCTTTTAATGGATTGTTATTTGAGTGTAGATTTGCCGAATATATGGAGTCCCATATTTCCACCAAATACCGACACAGCCAGTACAGAAAATAATACTGGAGCATGGATACCATATGAATTTAAATGGATTGAAAATATTGGAGCACAGATGATATCACGAATTACAATTACTTGTGGGAACCAAACATTACAAGAATATTCGGGAGCCTACATACTTGCAATGGCACAGCGTGATTTTTCTACGGAAAAGAAGGCGCTTTTTGATAAAATGATAGGGAATGTTCCAGAATTAAATAATCCCGGTAATTCGGGAAGTCGTGTGAACTCATATCCAAACGCATATTATACTACAAATCCGGCTGGCGCGGAGCCATCAATACGTGGTAGAACATTATATATTCCATTAAATTCATGGTTTACTATGAAGAGTCAAATGGCGTTTCCTTTAGTGGCTTTACAATACAATGAATTACATATAAATGTTACAATGAGACCAATACAGGAATTGTTTCAAATACGTGATGTGATGGATAGTGTGAATAATTATCCATATGTAGCGCCTAATTTTAATTTATATTATATGCAATTTTATCGCTTTTTACAAACACCTCCGGATATTTCTTTAGGTGTAAGTTCATATACAGATACAAGGACATTATGGAATGCGGATGTTCATTTGAATTGTACTTATTGTTTTTTATCAAATGCTGAATCGCGGATATTTGCTTTAAATGAACAGAAATATTTATTCAGGCAAGTGAGAGAAAATGTTTTCTATAATGTGACTGGACCCAATAAAGTACAATTGGATTCGATTGGCATGATTTCAAATTATACATTTTATATGCAGAGAAGTGATGCGAATTTGCGCAATGAGTGGAGTAATTATACAAATTGGCCTTATAATTATTTGCCATATGATTTAACACCCGCGACAACAAATGGGGATTATAAAATAACCAGGACAAATCCAGATGGATCGACCAATGTTGTATATATTGGTCCAGGAGTAAATTCTGATGGTAAATTAACAGGTTGGATGTTGACTGGAAATTACAATTTAGAGAATGAAAAAAATATATTAGTATCGATGGCATTATTATTGGACGGGTCATATCGTGAAAACGCACAGCCCGTTGGAGTATATAATTATGTAGAAAAATATACAAGAACCGCTGGTAATGCGCCAGATGGTTTATATGTGTATAATTTTTGTATGAATACATCCCCTTTTGATTTACAGCCGTCCGGAGCAATTAATATGAGTCGTTTTACGACAATTGAATTTGAAATAAATACGATTGTACCATCGCTTGATCCGTATGCTCAGTCACTTACCATATGTGATCCCGAATCAGGACAAATTATTGGAATTAACAAGCCAACCTGGAGAATATATAATTATAACTTTAATTTGGTTGTTTTTGAAGAACGAATCAATATGGTGACATTTGTGGGTGGAAACTGTGGATTGATGTATGCTACTTAATAGAGATAAATACAGATAAATACAGATAAATACAGATAAATACAAATACAAAATAAATAATATAAAAAGATTTTACTAGTTATATTATTAAAAATCATATATAATGACAACAGTTGAATTAAAAAATGATGACATTTTGTTGAAAGACCCAAATACAAATTTGTATACTTGTACGGCGTGTAGTTATTATACTCCTCTAAGAAATAGTTTTATCAAGCATTTAAAAACGGATAAACATAAAATAAATGAGAATCCTTTGAAATGTGAAAATTGTAATGAAATATTTCATACAAAAATATCATATAATAATCATGTGAAATGTTGTTTACTTCAAGATATAGATGATATTGAAGATGATTCATCAGAAGAAACTATTTGCGATAATGACAAATTGATTAAGTATGATGAAGATGAAGATTTGAGTTTATTACTAACAAAATTTGGGAATGAATATGATAAATTGATGATTAAATATATATTACTGTTTTTTTTAAAAATAAAAGAAAATATGGTACCAGTCAATCTTTTACTCATTATTGTATTCTTTATGTGGACGCGTTAAACGCATAAGCCCCGTCATCTATAAATTCGCCACTAAACGTGGTTCTTACCGGATATTTCATCATAAATGTTAAATCTCCTGACGGATAATATTTTTCTTTAAAAATATTTTCTTCTAAATCAAAATCGGATTTCCACATGTCAACACCCATATTATATTTTGCTGGTTTTGCTCCAGGATTAATATTTTCTGCGGTTTTAGTAATGTCTTTTGAAAATGTGCTCATCACAGGTTTTATGTTGGTTGTTTGGTCCTTTATTTCACGATTATAAATTGGAGGAGGAACACAACCATAACAATCAACATCAGATACACAATCCTCGCCAGTTATACGACAACGCCCAGGTGGTCCACAAATATTTTTACATGTATATTTATTAAAAGCTGGATTGGGTAAATTCACACTATGCGTGGTATCGGGTCCTTCTTTAATGGGGGATATATTTGAAAAAGCCTCTTGAATATAATGGTTTTTAAATAAATAATCGGTCCAGTAAAAAAGCACGATAACTGAAAAAACAGTAATGAAACCATATAATAATAAATTTATTTTCATTTATGATAACTAGAGAAAAAATATTTTGGTTTTGGTAAATTCAAGGTAAATTGAAAGAAAATATAATATTAAATAATAATATGAGTACAAGTAATCAATCAAATACATCGGAAATTGATAAAAAAAAACAAGAAACTAAACCCGATCAAATAAATTTTAAAAATACTTATAATTATGGTGTATATTTATTTAGACAATTAATTACTCTGGCGATTATTATAGGGGTTGGAACAGGAATTGTATATAGTAATAAGGCATTTTTATCTAGTGTTGTTCCAGTAAATACCAAGTATTTTCCGTATACAAATATAATTCCGGATACAGATAATAGTAATACTCCTCTTCAAACAAGCATTAATAATGTGAAATTGGGGGGTGTCAAAAATTATTCTACGAAATTAGAATTTTCCAAAGAAGAAAATGATAAAATACTCGAAAGTGGTTTATTTGGATATTTAAGAAATATGAAATATAAAAACGCGTTTTTATTGTATTTTTGTAGTGTTTTACAAGATATTTTAGCAACAAATTTACAATTAAATAAAACATTTTATAAATTATTTGGATCCATTTTTACCGAATCTATGAATATTTTTATTGCGCCAGTTATATTTGTTTTTTGGTGTATGTTGATGTTTTTTATAAATTTTGCCAATATAATTTTCCGTTTATTCACTAATTTAAAATGGTTATTCAGTACACGCGAGAGTTCTACAAAAGCGTCGCTTTTTTCTAATCCAATTGGATATTTCACGACTATGTTTTCATCTTCTGATGAAATATATAATGATGATGATGACGGTCCTAAAAATTGGAAACCGGGAAATATATGGTATGGTATGAATATACTTACTACAATCATATATATCATTTTAATCATATTATTCACTACTTTTGCTGGTTTCGTATTTGTATATCCATTTATCTCAGTCGCAACAATTATTTATTGTTTTTCTCTTCCATTGTTTATGAAGGC